GTGAGTGAGAATGAAATGATTCTTGCCGGTGGCGCTGACCTTGTGAAGCAAAGCGAGCTTTACGAACCGATGCTGTATTACGGTTCGAAGGCACGTATTACAGTTGATTATGTCTCAGATATTCATCTGCTGCATCATGCTCCATATTTTAATTACGATATTCAAAAGACAATACGAGCGATAGCGAAGTCACTCTATGAATCAATGTCATTTGGGCGTTGGGGCGGGACAACCGTACAGGCATTTCTCGGCGATATATCATCTGACGGACGGGTCACAGTTGCATTCTATAAGCAATACCGGATGCAGGATATGTATAGACAATACAAGCGATTCAAGCGTTCGTTGAGAAGTGAAAGTGATATTCAACAACTAGAGCGGAGGCATATCGAAATCGAGAAACGATATGACAGACTGTCGCGTTTCATTGATTCGAAAGAGGTAATGATAAGGGCCTTAAAGTCAGAAATCGACGAGTATGTGAGCTATAGTAAGGTTATTGCACCAAAAGGACGTCTCGAAGACATTAAGAAGTATCTTGCAAGCAATTATTATAAGAAGCGAGAGGTCCCTGATGCTGTTACCGAAAAGATATTGTTAGTTTCAGCCGTTCAAGATAAAGTAAGCGATTTGCAGCGTAAATTGTTGCGTTTAGAACAAGGCATAAATGCTGAGTATGATTATGACATTGTGCGATTGGCTGATTTTCATTATGAGCAGCCGAGCATACTTGGCGTAGTAATTCTCGGTAACCATGAATACATTGGATTTTACGATGTTGATGATGCTGTTAAATTTTACAAGAAGGAACTCGAGCCATTAGGCTATCGTGTTTTACAGAATGAGTCATTGGAGAATGACCAGGTTGTTATCTACGCTGGCTCAGGATTTGCTAAGTACAGCGAGCAATTCAACGCGAACAATATTGTCTGCTGCGATGCTATGATGGGAAATCGTGATTACGAGATTGCTCAGACTGCGGTGTTTGAACAAGAGTATGAAGCCGCACGTCAGCATGCAAAGGATACGGGAAAGTGTTTTATCTGTCTTACACACTATCCGGTGGAAAGCTGTCTTTCAAAGTTCGACAAGGACACAGTCTATTTTTCCGGCCACACGCATAGAAACGAGCGCTACAAGACAGAGGACAGGGTGCTGTATGCTGATAATCAGGTGGGTTATCACAAGAATGGCGGATTTGATGGCGTTGTTCGTTTCAAGCGCGCAACGACAGACCCTGCAAGGAATCCGTACGCTGATTTTGAAGACGGTTATCAACAAACGACGCCGGATGCGTATCTTCAGTTTTATGACTACATCGGTGAGTCGGTTGGAGAAGGCAAGCTCATTCGGAAGCGTTGCGAGACAGGCGAGCTGTATGTAATCAAGTCCAGGGGTTATTACGGATTCTTCGTTGTCAATAATTCCGGAATCTCAATCGTGAATGGTGGGAAAACGAAGAAGATTGCATTGAGCAAGAACATTGAGTGGATATACGACAATTTCAATATTGTCGTTAGTAAGTATCTTGCAGTGCTTGAGCCTTTAAGAGCGGCGCAGTTGCAGATTTCTCGTGAGTTAAAGCGTCTTGGGTTTTATGGAACGATCCATGGTCTGATTGTTGATGTTGATTTCTATAACCATATCATGGTCAATCCGATAGATGGCACGATTACCTTCTATTATTCGCCGGAATTCGGTCAAGTGAGGCCGTTTGAATCCTTCCAGAAACAGCTTGCCTTCATGGGATGTGCTGGGTTATTGGAGAGTAAGGTGACGGATTCACAGCGTAACGAGATTGCGCTGTATGGTTCAAATATGTTGGCCGCAGTCGAGAATAATTATGTCATGAGTGAGATGGCCACGGTAAGTCGTAGAACTGGCGTTTATGGCGTATCTCGGGCCGTCAACCCGCTGCAGCGGTTGTTCACAGGACATGTACTCCGCGATTTCGATTTGAGACTTATTGAAGTTGAGGATGATAGTGCTACGCATAGGGCCCTTTCAATGCGAGGCCGAGTATACATGGACAGAGACTTCAACGAGTACCTTGTCATTCGCGACGATTTAGGCGAATTTCTTACCTTGATTGATTGTCAAGGTAGTGAGTCTGTGACTACGATTCAGAAGGTAAGGGCCTCAATGACTGGAAAGCCATACGAACGTGCCCGTTGGAACACTTTTAGCATTGAAGCGACCGTGGCTGAATATGGCGAGAACTTACCGGAATCATGGCGGGAGGCTATTCAGCAAATGTCCCCGCGGGTGCTTGAGAATAAGAAATAATTAAGGTTTCAAGGAAGCAATAGCGCCATGGTCATCAACAATAACTCTCACCAGTGGCGAGAGTTTTACAAAAGGGACTGCCACTGAATGTCGTTCTCTTACCACGAAAGGAGACACGACAATGACAGAACAACTCATCACAGAGATACAGCAAAAAATGCTGCCATATCTCAACAACGAACAGCTCATGCGGCTCCGGGATGCAATGGCTGAGACTTTAGAAGGGGCAACGATCACCTTTGATAGTAGCTCAATTCCAGCTGAAGAAACTGGTACCGTCGATGCATTTATCACGGCAAAGCGGATCGAAGGCTGTTCGGAGAAAACCCTGAGATACTACCGGAAGATGATTGAGGCTCTGATTGCCGGAGTCGGAAAGGCTGTACAACAGATCACCACAGATGATTTGCGCCGCTATCTGACTAACTATCAGGTTCAGCGCAGGTCGAGTAAAGTGACCATAGATAATATTCGGCGGATTTTATCCAGTTTCTTCTCTTGGCTTGAGGATGAGGATTTTATCGTGAAAAGTCCAGTGCGACGGATTCATAAGGTAAAAACCGCAAAGGTTGTTAAGGACACCTACACCGATGAAGCGTTGGAGCAGATGCGCGACAACTGTACAACGGCGCGAGATTTGGCTATGGTTGACCTTCTGGCTTCGTCCGGAATGCGCGTTTAGCAATTCTTAGAGACTCACTGCTTCCGAAACTCATGTCTGGTGAAATTGATGTCTCCGACATACAGATTTAAGCTGCTAAATTATCGGTTTTCACTGAAAGCAGACGGAAAGCGGGGACATAAAAAAACACCGCCACAACGGGCGGTGGAGAGACGGTAGTTGGACAGTGACGCAAGAGGGAATTATCAGGAATTATTACCATTAAAATTGATTACGGTAAAAAGGAATCTTCTTCCGGGGACGGGGGGAGATTCTTTTTTTGCGGGTGTTTGGCGGGGGCGTGAGGGTAGAGGGAGTGTGTCTGGGGGGAGCGGATGGGAGGGACAAGAGGGGATGGACGGAGGGATGGGCGGATGAATGGAGCGTCGCGCTTTTGGGAAACGGTTCCCAAGGCGGGGCGTTTTTTTTGCGCTATTGTGAGGGTATGGGGCCTGAAAAGCCCAGAATTTGAATACCGGAGGTATAATTATGGCATTTGATTACGCAAAGGCATACCAGCAGTTCATCGACGAGGAGTTTGCGGCGGCCTCCGCTACCGCGTGGATGATCCCCGAGGCGGGAAAAGTCCGCTTCACGGGGGGCCGGGACATTGAGATCTCCACCCTGTCCACCACGGGTCTCGGCAACTATGACGCGGGCAAGGCCGACGGCTCCGCTTACCCGCAGGGCACCGTGACCAACAGCTGGAAAAGCTACACCCTGTCCATGGATCGCGGCGTGAAGTTCTCTCTGGACCGCACCGACCCCAACGACACCGGTTTTCTGGTCACTGCCGAGAACGTCATCCGTGAGTTCGCCCGCAACGCCCTGGTGAAGGAGCAGGACACCTACCGCATCCACCGCCTGTACGAGCTGGCCAACGGCGACGCGGCCCACAATACCACCCACATCGTCTCCGCCGCTCTGACCAAGACCAACGCCATCGCCACCGTCAGCGGCCTGTTGCAGACCGTCCGTGACGACGCGGAGGAGATGGACGGCTATGTGGCCCTTATCAGCCACAAGCACAAGACCGCCTTTTTGGAGGCCGCCAACGGCACCTATCACGATATTTCCTTCGGCAACGCCGTGTCCATCAACGGCGTGACCTATGAGAACGTGATGATGCTGGACGATCTGCCCTGCGTATTCGTGCCCCAGAGCCGCATGAAAACCGTCATCACCGTCCAGAGCGGCGACAGCGATCAGGGCGGCATCGTGGCGGGGGAGAACGCCAAGGACATCGCCTGTCTCATCACCCACTGCGAAACGCCGCTGGCCGTAAGCAAGCTGGACGCCATCAAGCAGTTCGGCCCCCAGGAGAACCAGCTCTTTGACGGCACTTCCATTCAGGCCCGCTATCTCTACGATCTGTTCGTGCCCGGTAAGCGTCTGGCCTCCATCGGCGCTGTGGTGGCTCCCTGATGAGCGGCGCGGACAAGGCGGCCGCCATTCGGGAGAAGGCGGAGCGTCTGGCGGGCCGCAGTCTCGGTGAGAACGGGGACGCGCTGACAGAGATGGCCATGGAGCGGGCCTGCGCGTGGTGCGGACGGGAGGACATCCCGGAGGCCATGGAGCAGGCGGTGGCGGCGCTGCTCCTCGACATGGAGGGCCGGGAGGCCGCCGTGAAGAGCGTCACCCGTGGCGACACCTCCGTGACCTACGCCGTCTCCGACGGGCAGTCCGCCGCACTGGCGGGGCTGGCCCCATGGCGCAGGCTGGGGCGGCTGAAGGAGGGGTGAGCCGTGACGGACAAAGCCTTGGCGGACATTCTCGCCCGGACATACGCCCACCGTGTCACGGCGTTCCGCCCGTTGACGGAGGGTGAGGAGCGGCTCTGCGAGGCCGCGCCCTGCGCCCTGAGCCGCTCCGAACACACCAGCGCCCCCACGCCGCCGTCCCTTTCCGCCGCTTGGCCGGAGGCGCTGTACCGGCTGACCCTGTACACCCGTCCGGAGCTGGCCTTTCGGCTGGGCGACCGGGTGGAGGTGACGGACGAGGGGGGAAGCGTCTGGATGGGGCGCACCTCCGACAGCTTCCGGTATGACAGCCATTGCGTAACAGTGGTGGAGATCAGTCATGTGGGGGCCCCCGGCGGAACCCAGCAAAGCGGTTCCGCTGGGGAGAGGAGGAGCAGCGAAATGAGTGCGCTTTCGGCGGTAGCCGGAAGCGAGGGATATGCGGCTTGCTCCGACGGCGGACAAGTCTCACGTGAGACAGGAAAGGAGGGGCAGGCGTGAAGGCCATTCAGGACAGCGTGGCGGCGTATTTGCAGGCGTGCACGGGCGTCCGCACCGTGGCGGACAGGACGAGAGCGCGGGGGGAATACCCCCTGCTGGCGGTATCCGTCCGGGAGGACGGGACGGTATTGGTGGACGGCGGACGGCAGGCGGAGCACACCTACCGGGTGACGGTCTCCGCCGCATCCGACCGGGAGCGGGACGGAAACACCGCCCTGCTTTCCTCCCTGACGCCGGTTTTGCTCCGGGGCGTTCCCATGGGGGAGCGGACGCTGCATCCCTTGGAACTGAAAACCGAGGGGGAAACGCTGACGTTCACGGTGGAACTGTGCGTGCCGCTGCCCCAGCCGGAGAAGCCCGGCATGGAACCGCCGGGACGCATGGCGACCCTCAATTTGGACATTTGACAAGGAAATCTTTGAAATTTGGAGGTATTTATGGGTCTTCCTGAAATTTTTATCAGCTTTCAGACGGCGGCTGTGTCCGCCATCACCCGTTCCGCCCGGGGCGTGCTGGCGGTGGCGGTGAAGGACGCCACCGAGGGCGGCGCGGCAGAGGCCGCGTACAAAAGTCTGGCGGAGGTGCCGGAGGACAAGTTCTCCCCTGAGAACTACCGTCTGCTGAAGCTGGCCTTTTTAGCCGCGCCCAGCAAGGTCTGGGTGCTGCGTGTGGGCGAGGACGCGGAGAAAACCTATCAGGCGCTGGAGCGTCTGCGCTTTGACTGGCTGGCCGCCCCCGGTTTGGATGACGCGAGGGTGATGTCCTTTATCAAGACCCTCCGAAACGGCGGGCGGGGCGTGAAGGCCGTGGTGGCCAACGCCACAGCCCCCGACTGCGAGGGCATCGTGAACCTGTGCGTGTCCGGCCTGACGCTGGAGGACGGCGCGATGGAGGCAAAGGATTACGCCGTCCGTGTGGCGGCACTGCTGGCGGCGCTGCCCCTGACCCGCTCCGCCACCTACGTCAATCTGCCGGAGGTGGTGGGCTGCGACGCGCTGGCCGAGCCGGACGCGGACGTGGACGCAGGCAAGCTCATCATCGTCCCCGGCCGGGAGGGCTACCGTCTGGGCCGCGCGGTGAACTCCCTGACCACGCTGACCCCGGACAAGGCCGCGCCTTTCCAGAAGATCAAGATCGTGGAGGGCATCGACCTGATCCGGGGGGACATTGCCAAGGCCTTCGAGAGCGGCTATGTGGGCAAGGTGCTCAACGACTACGACAACAAGCTGCTTCTGGTGACGGCCATCAACGCCTATCTCAAGGGGCTGGAGGGGGATGTGCTGGACAAGACCGCCGACAACCGGTGCTTTGTGTCTCTGTCCGGGCAGAGAAGCTATCTGGAATCCAGAGGGACCGACACCTCCGACATGAAGGACACCGACATTCTGAAAGCCAACACCGGCAGTCAGGTGTTTCTGGAGGCCAAGCTGACCTTCTGCGACGCCATGGAGGATCTGGCGCTGGTCATCTCCATGTAACCATCGGACGAACGTGAAATAGGAGGAACGTATGAGTAATTTACAGGCAAACCGCACCCTGTCCGGCTCCTTTGCCGAGGTCTGGGTGGACGGCGCGCGCATCGCCGAGCTGTCCCAGCTGACGCTGACCGTCAAGGTCCAGCGGGAGAAAGTCCAGTTCGGCATGGACGTGGATTCCAAGATCACCGGCTACGCCGGAGAGGGCACCATGACCCTCAAGCAGGTCTACACCCGGTTCTACGAGGTGCTGGAACAGGCCAAGCGCGGCCTTGACAAGCGCTGCACCATCACCACCGCCCTGAAAGACCCGGACGCCGCCGACGGCGGCGAGGAGCGGTACAGCATCGACAACGTGGCGTTTACCGAGCTGCCCTTCATGAATTACAAGATGGGCGAGGTGAACCAGCAGAAGCTGCCCTTTACCTTCCGGCCCTCCGATCTGGTGTGCCTGGACAGCATCCGGGCCGCTGACTGATGGCGCTGGCGGACGTCCTGCGGGAGCGTGTCTCCCGCAGGGGCCGCACCGCTGAGGTGGCGTGCGGCCTGCTGGGGACGGTGACGGTGGAGGCCCTGCCGCCCAGAGAGTGCGCCGCCCTCGGGATGCGGGATGGCGGACGGGCGCTGCTTTACGCCGCCTGCCGGGACTTGCAGACCACCGGGGAGACCTTGCGCCGGGAGGGGCGGCTGTTCACCCCTGCCGAGGTGACGGCCTATGTGTCCGACGAGGAGGCGGCGGCCGCCGCACGGACGGTCCTGGCGCTCAGCGGCGTGACGGCGGACGGAAGCGGTACGACGGACAAGGACGCCGGAGACGTTGCATCGACAAAATGCAAGGAAGTCCGACTTGGTGACGTGCAGAAGAACGGGGCGCATTTGGCAGTTGATGCGCCGTCCGAGGAGGAAATCCGACTTGGTGACGTGCAGGAAAACACGGTTCAAAAGGCCGAAGTCCGACTTGAGGACGTGCGGAACAATGGGCCTCATTTTGCGGCAAACACGCCGCTTGCGGGGGAATTCCGACTTGCTGACGTGCAGGAAAACGGGGATCTTACGGGAAAAGTCCGACATGAGGACGTGCGGAAAAAGGCGGTTCAAAAGGCGGAAAACCGACTTGGTGACGTGCGAAAACCGGACGGTACGGCAGAAGATGGACAAGTCTCACATGAGTTTTTCGGCGGGGACGGTTCAGACCGGACAGACCCTATCTTGGGTGGTGTTTCCGATTTTGTACCACAAAATCTTGCGTTGTCCGAGGAAAATGACCGGTTTTCAGCACCTTTGGAACTGTCCGGGAACACTGAGGAAGTGTCCGGGCGAGGGTCGAATCCGCACGAAAGCAGGTCGGAAGTCGAGGAAACGGCGCACGAAATGAAGTCGGATTTGACGGCAGAGAGACGAGAGAGCTTGCACGAAAGCAGGTCGGAAGTCGAGGAAGCGGTGCACGAAATGAAGTCGGAATCTGCGGCAGAGAGACGAGAGGGCTTGCACGAAAGCAGGTCGGAAGTCGAGGAACCGGTGCACGAAACGAAGTCGGAATCTGCGGCAGAGAGACGGCAGGGCTTGCACGAAAGCAGGTCGGAAGTCGGGGAACCGGTGCACGAAAGCAAGTCGGAATCGGTGGAGCGGTTCGCCGAGGGACTGTTGGAGGGCCTGCGCCGTGCCGCCGCTGTGAGATAGGGGGTTTTCTATGAACACCAGAACCGTTTTGCTTTGGCACAACAACGGTGAGGAGCGCATCTACTTTACAGTCAATCCCACCCGGCTCACCGTCACCCGGCCCAATGAGAACCGGGTGCGGAGCCTTGCCATGGGCGGGACTGTGAATATCTGGGGGGGCCGGGGTCTGCGGGAGGTCAGGCTGACCACGTTCCTCCCCAGCGCCTACTCGCCTTTTTTTGACGGAAAGGAGCCGGAAAGCGTCCTCGCCATGCTGAAAAGCTGGCAGGATTCCGGAGACCCCGTGCGGCTCATCATCTCCGGCAGCGACATCAACGACGCGTTCCTTATTGAGGACGTGTCCGAGACGCTGGCGGAGGGGGACAGGGACGTGGGGCTGACTGTGACACTGCGGGAGTATAAATTCAAGTCGGCGCTGGCGGCTCTGGCCGGGGGGAGCGGGGGGAGCGGCTCCGCCCCTGTCCGAAAGCGGACGGATGAGCGGGTCACGCCCCAGACCTACACCGTCAAAAAAGGGGACACCCTTTGGGACATTGCCTGCCGCTTTTACGGCGACGGGACGAAGTGGGGAAGCATCGCCGCCAAAAACGGCGTGACGAATCCCCGGAAACTGCAAATCGGAAAGGTGCTGACGCTGTGAAACTGCTGATCGGACAACAGATGGTCATGCCCGCGCTGGAATCGGTACGGCTGGGCAAGACCCGGAACGAGGCGGCGGCGTGTCTCACCGCCACGGTGCTCATTGCCCCGGCGGACACCTACTTTTTGAAGCTGTCCGTGGCGGTGGGGGACGTGGTGCGGCTGCTGGATGACGGCGGGAAGGAGATCTTCCTCGGCAGCGTCCATGAACTTGACCGAACGCCGGAGGCCGTGACCCTGACGGCCTATGACCGGGGGGTGTATCTGACCCGGAACGAGCTGTACGGCGTGTATGCCGGGACGGGACGGCGGATCGCCGGGAAGATCGCCGGGGAACTGGGCGTTCCGCTGGGGGCCGTGGAGGACGACGGCCTTTACCGCACCATCGTCACAGGGCCGGGGGAGTCCGCGTTCTCCATCCTGCGCAGAGCCGTGGGGGAGGGGCGGGAGATCGCCGTCCGGGACGGGGCGCTGACCGTGACGAAGGGGGGCGGCGGGGCCGTTCCCCTGCCCCCGGAGCGGGTGCTGGAGGTTTCCGGACGGGCGTCCATGGGAAATATGGTGAACCGGGCCGTGGTGACGGGCCGGAACGGGCGTATCCTCGCCACCGCCCAGAATACCGGGGACATCACCGCCTGCGGACGGTTTCAGCGGGTGATGGGAAAGAGCGGCGATCCGCAGGCGCAGGCCAAGGCCGCGCTGCGGCGGCGCAGCCTGTCCGCAAGGGTGACGGTGCTGGGGGATCTGTCCCTGCGGTGCGGCGGGCGGGTGGAGGCCCACCGGCCCCAATGGGGACTGGAGGGGGTCTATGACATCACCGCCCACGAGCACCGCTGGGAAAAGGGCGTGTTCACCACGTCGCTGAGTTTGGAGGGAGTTGAGGCATGAACGTTTACAGTGAACTGCTGGAACTGCTGACGCCGGAGCGGAAGGACGCCCCGGCGGGGCTGTTCGGCACGCTGACGGCGGTTTCGCCGCTAACCGTTACCGTCCGGGGGACGGCGCTGACCGAGGGGCTGTTTTATCTCCAAGGGACGGTGTTCCGTGAGGAGGACATCGGCAAGGAACTGGCGCTGCTGTCCTGCGAGGAGGGCTTTTGGATCCTCGGCTTTGTGGGAGGTGGGGGCGCATGATCTTTCCCGACTGGGGCACAGCCCCCGACACCGCGCCGGAGGAGGCGCTGCCGCTGTTCCGGGAGTGGGCCGTGGACTGGGAGAACGAGAGCTTTGCCCTGCGCCGGGGAGAGCCGTATCTGGTCAGCGGCGATGAGGCTTTGAAAATCTGGGCGGCACGGGCGCTGCGGCCGGAAAGCCAGCGGTTCCGCTACACCGCATGGTCGGCGGACTACGGCAACGAACTGACGCTGCTGCTGGGCGGCTGCGTGGATCAGGGGATTCTGGAAAGTCAGGTGCGGCAGTATGTGCGGGACGCGCTGCTGGCGTGTCCCTATATCCGGGAGGTGGACGGGTTCTCCTTCTCGAAGAAGGGGAGCCGGGTGGAGGCCCGGTTCACCGTGCACACCGTCTATGAGGAGTTTACCCAGAAAACGGAGGTTTCGATCAGATGACCAAGGAAGAAATGCTGCGGCTGCTGACAGCCGCTTACACCGGCCCCGGCAGCGCCGCCGAGGGCACCTTTGCCGGAGACGTGCTCCGTGCCTGCGCCGATGGAATGGCGCAGCTTTGGAGCATGGAGATCGATGGACTGGAACGGCGGGCCTTTGTGTCCTCCGCTGTGGGGGAGTGGCTCACCGCCGTATGCGCCGACCGGGGATGCGTCCGCAAAGAGGGGGAGACGGACGAGGAACTGCGCGCCCGGACGCTGGCGGCGCTGGCCGCCACCCCCGCCTCCGGCAACGCCGACCACTACGCCGCGTGGTGCGGACAGGCGGCGGACATCCTGCGGGTGAAGGTGCTGCCGCTGGCAAGAGGAAACGGCACCGTGGACATCGTGGCGGTGGGCCGGGAGGGGAAAGCCCCCGGCGAGGCCGCCATCCGGGAGGCCCAGGCCGTCGTGGACCGGGAGCGGCCCGTAGGCGCGGACGCGAAAGTGATCGCCGCCGCTGAGACGGCGGTGAACGTGGCGGCGTCCATGACACTGATGGACGGCGGCAGCTTAGAGGGCGTAAAAACCGCCTTTTCTCAGGGGTTGACCGCCTTTTTCCGGGACAATGCCCTGCGGACGCGGGTGGTCAGCCACGGCAAGGCCCTGCGTCTGCTGCTGGACTGCGCGGGCGTGGCGGATGTGTCCGGCTTCACCATGAACGGCAGCGGCGACAGCCTGACGCTGACGGAGGGCGCGGTGCCTGTGGTGGGCACGCTGACGCTGACGGAGGTGAAGGCATGAGACTGCCGGAGTTTTTGACGGAGCTTTCCCCCGTCCGGGAGACGCTGACGGCGCTGGAGCGGGGGGAGAACGCCATGGCGGAGGCCGTGGCGGAGAAGAACGGTCAGGTGTGCGTGGAGACCGCCACCGGAGGGCTGACCCTGTGGGAGCGGGACTACGGCCTGCCTGTCCGGGAGGGGGCCGCGATGGAGGATCGCCGTGCCGCCGTCCGGGCCGCCATGGCCGGGGGGCGCACCCTGACCCCCGCCTTTTTGAAGGAGCTGTGCGTCACGCTGGGCGGCGGCGACCGGGGCGAGGTGGAGGAGGACTTCGCCCATTGGAGCGTCACGGCGCTGACCGTGGGCGAGAGGCGTGTTCCGGCGGACATTCCGGCCCTGAAACGGGCGGTGGAGCGGCTGAAACCGGCCCACCTGTCGGTGACGGTGCTGCCCACGGCGGACTTGACGGCGCAGCGCTGGGCGGCGGCCACCGGCGGCGTGATGATGGAGGTCTGGGGGTAAAAAAACGAGAGGACGGGTCTTGGAGGGCCGTCCGGGAATAGGAAAGCAGCTGCCGTGCGGCGGCTGCTTTTTTTTGCGGGGCGGTATGGGCGATTTTACTAAGAAAGAACCGCTTTTCGCCGGGGTTCGTAAAATTTTTTCCGAAGTTCAAAAAAGTTCTTGCATCGCACACTGGTGTACGGTGTATAATTTTATTGCGAAAAAAGAAACAAAATGGCATGTTGGCCGGGGCCGTTCCAGTGACGTTTCGTGTCGAAAAAAGGACGTTTTATGCAGACGGCCTCGCAAGGCGTGGAAAAGCTGTTACAATAGATCCGTGAACCTGTAAAAGATGCCCGGGGGGAGCGTTCCCCACGGGAGACACTCTGCCCGGGGGAGACCGCCCCGGACGGAGACGAAACAGAAGGAGGGACCCTATAGGGAAATTCCGGCTGAGTCGGACGGTCAAAGCGATAAAACTGCGGGGTACCGCTGCTTTTTGCTCGGTGTTCATATCCGCCGGCTTTGATGAAATCCCAGAATTTGCGACCAAAGTCCGGGGTCAGAGCTTCCACCAGAAGGACGATGTCCAGATCTTTCGTGGCACGAAAGGCAGTGTCCTGCGCTTCAAAAATCAGGTCGCAGGCGGCGCCACCGATGAGGACATATTGGTCCTGAAAGTCCTGAAAGTAGTTACGAAATACAGAAATCCCTTTCATGGCAAGTAGTTCTCCTCTATCTCTTGAATGGCTCCCTCTACCCGGGGGTCTTTTTGTTCCTCCGGTGTGAGGGATAGAATGGCAGTCAAAGGGTCGACCGCATGGTAATTCTGAAAGGGCAATTCATAGCCCAGCTCTTGGACGATGGCTGTTGGAATCTCATCGGAGGGGACTTGTGGCTGCATGGATAGTTTCCTGTCTGCCGACATTTTTTTTGTCATTCCATAGACACGGGTATGCCCTTCGTCCAGTATGGAATAACAGCAGACTGCGCTGATGCCGCTGAGAGGCAGAGACAAGTTCAGCGGCTCATCCAAGCGGTATTCCCGAACAACGGGATTCCGTAGGCTAGGTCTTATGAGCATCCAATACGCCTTCCATCCACTATCCCAAGCGAAAACGCGCCGCCGCCCGTTCTTTTGGATGAGAGTCGGGAATAAGACTTCGATTTCATCCATACATCGCGTCCCGGACATCCGGCTGACACCCAACAGGTCGGCCATCTGTGCGGCGCTGGCACTGCGGATCTGCTGATAGATCGCAGTCAATAAAAATTTCTGCGTCAGCATGGAGCATTCCGCCTTTTTTTCCGGCAGCTCTCGTGCTCGTGCGGATAGAGCCACGCCCAAAAATGGAAGAAATACCTCTGTTGTGCCTATTATGAATGGGATACCGCCCTCCACCAGCTTTCCTTTTTTATAAGGCTTCAAGGTGTCAAAGTAAAACGCGCAGGTCAGACCGCTCTGCTTCGTCAGTGCGGCCCAGTGCTTTCGCAGGGTGGGCAGGGGGATATTCTCTATGGGTTGAGCAGCCAGAAAAGCAGTCTGTTCGGTCTCTATTTTGTAGAAATCATAGCTGCCGCGCAGGTAAAGCGGCAGGTGTGCAGCATCTTCATAGGGAACAACAGTACATGGGATATGCAGCAAAGGTTCCAATAGATTGTCTTGCATAGTAGCCCCTCCAGTTTAGAATATAACTTGATTTTTAGAATTATAACATCAACTATGTTATAAGTCAAATTTTTGAGTTATATTCTGTGACTGCCTGAAGTTCAGAATGTTTGGTGCTCCTTTGCGGCCAATTTATAGAAACTGGTCCGCTTCGGGTCGGTCAATTCCATTGCTTTCTTCACTGTAATGTCACCATACTGCCAAGCGTTATAAACCGAGTTCCAGTTTTCAGGCCGAACTCAAATGGGGCGGCCGAATTTCCGCCCATTTTCTCGGGCAGCAGCAATACCTTCCGCCTGCCGCTGTTTGATGGTGATGCGTTCCTGTTCCGCAATCGTGCCAAGCACTTCAAGCCTTTTTCCGCATCTTCAGATGGAATTCCCTGAATATCTCAGCAGAGGAGACAGCTGCTGTCATATGCGTGTGACGGCTAAAAAATGACTCTGTTCCGCTGGAACGGCCAAAATGACGGTAACGGGACGCGTATGCGTCCCGTTACCGTTGTTTTCTATGAGGTTTTGCAGAGCGGCGTACGCGTTTTGCGCGGCGCGGACAGCGCGGGGCAGGGGAGGGGATCAGCCGTCCAGACCGGCCTTCAGGGCCTCCACCGTTCGCCGCAGTTCCTCCAGATTGGCAAGGCAGGTGTCCAGCTTTTTCCGGGCGGTGGTGCGGTCCACGTCGGCGGAGAGATCCAGCGCTTTCAGCTGCGCGGTGGAACGGCGGACGGCCCGGCCAAAGGAATCCACGGTCCGCAGAGGATTGGCGGCCGGGGCGGGCTTGGGCGGAGGCGGGGGCAGCTCGGCGGCCTTTGCCCAGGCGATGGCCCGGTGGACAAGGCCGGGGAAGTCCCCGTTGGCGTTGTTGTGAGCGACGTATTCCTCTACGGCGGCTTGGAGGTGGACGTTCTTCCGGCGGGCCATTTCATAGGCGTCCGTCATGGTCATCTCGCCCCGCTCGGCCCAGCCGGTCATGGTTTCGTCCAGATTCAGAAGATCCAGATACCGCTCCACCGTGGCCCGGCTCAGGTCGCTCTGGGCGGCCATCAGCTCCGCCTGCTCCTTGGTCCCATCGGGGAGCTGTCCGCTTTCTGAGAGGACTTCCCGCAGCGTTTCCAGCTGGCGGGCCATGTCGAAGGGGGAGAGGCTGCGCCGGTGGACGTTGGCGCCCATCAGCGCCCGCAGCTCGGAGAGCTTGTCCGGATACCGGCGGACTTTACAGGGGACGGCGGTCTTGCCCAGCTTCCGGGCGGCCATCACCCGGCGGTGTCCGCTGATGATGCGCCATGTGTTCTCGCCGTCGGGTGTGACCACGATGTCCTCCAAAAAGCCGTCCTGCTCCACGGAGCGCATGGTGGAGAGAAACTCATCGTCCTCCGCCATGGAGAAACGGTTCATGGGGTTATCCACCAGAGACGCCACGGGCAGCTGGCGGGTCAGCTCACCGTTGACGGCGCTGGCGTTTTCCGTGGTCTTTTGCAGAGTGGAGAAGATGGAGGGACTTTTTTTACCTGCCATGGATCAGCCCTCCATTCTTGCCAGCATTTCGTCGCACAGGGCGGCGTAATCGCCGGTGGCGGTGCAGCGGGGGGAGAAGAAGCACAGGGGCTGGAGAGCCAGCGGAGCCTTCTTCACGTCGATATTCTTGCGGATGTACGTCTGGAAGGCCAGACCCGGCAGCATGGCGGGGAAGTTGGCGATCATTTCCCGGTCAAGGCTGGAGCCGGTTTCCACGGCGGTCATGAAGATGCCCAGAGCCCGGATGTCCGGGTTGGCGATCTCACGGACGGACTGGATGGTCTCCAGCATGACGTCGTAGCCCTCGATTGAGTTCTTATCCACCTTGATGGGGATGAGGACGTACTGAACAGCTACCAGCACGTTGATATTGAACAGGCTCTCCAAAGAGGGGGAGCAGTCGAAAAACACGAAATCGTAAGTATCGGGAATTTGGGGCAGGAGGCGGCGCAGGGTGGTGTCCCGGCCGAAGGGCATCTCCTGCATGGTGGCCAGCGCCGGAGCCAGCAGGCTGCCGCCCCGGATCAGGTCGAGATTTTCGGTAGTGGTGTGGCAGACGGTGTCCGCCAGCGTGGCGGTTTTGGAGACGATGACGTCCGCCAGCGTGGCGGCGGGGATCTCCGTCAGGGACAGGTTGCTGGTGGCGTTGCCCTGAGTATCCATGTCCACGATCAAAACCTTTTTGCCACGGCGCACCAGCTCGCCCGCCAGATTGATGGCGGAGGTGGTCTTGCCGGTTCCGCCCTTCTGGTTCATCACGGCGATGGTTTTCATTCCCGGGCACCTCCGTTCTTTTCCAGCTCCTCGATGCTGGCCACCTGCTCCAGAACGCTGTCCAAAATCAGCTGGCTCATGCTCATGTGCAGCTTGGCCGCCGCCATTTTGATGCGGGCGCGGTCGTCCTCCGTGGCGTAGACCAGCAGCTTGACCTTGTTGCTTTTCTCATCCATCGACAAATCCTCCGTATATGCGACGTTTTGATGGTAGTTTCTGAAAATCATTATGACATCATAATGTCATGAGGTCAAGAGGAAAATGGTCGAATTGATGTCAAAAATAATTCGAAATGCCCCAGCAGGGCGTCGGGGGGACGGAAATCTAATTGAACAAAAAGAAGTTTTTGTTCAATTCGGGGGAGGGAGAATTGGGGAGGGGGCGGTTATTTTGACAAAGTGAGCTTCCCCTTTTAGGCCATTTTTTACGGCTTAGGGGTGAACTTCTCTTTGTCAATTTGATTGTGTCATGATAGGGTAATCTTGGCCACATTCTGCGGAAAGCAGGCGCTTAGTAGTAAAATGAAAGCTTACTACTAAGGAGTGTCATACTTCAGAGCAACTTCTAATAACTTCATATGCCAAATATTTTACTAATGGTATTTCTGCGGATATTTTTTCTTTGCTAATAGAAGGTATTGCAATATATTCCTCCACATCTCCTTTGGCATGTGCAATAGAACATCTATATCCATACACTCTTGCTACCAAATCTGAGATTATTTTTTTGTCTGCTTTCGTGATATCAATTTTATATTCTGGTGAATTACAGTAGGTGCTGACATACTCTGATTTCGAATTTATCCAAGACTTAAACTTTGAAATATCAATAGATCTCATAAACACAAGCCTTAGAGCGTCTCGCTCAGTTGATATTTTTTTATAATCAGCTAAAACCTTCCTTAAATCATTGTGATTAACATTATTAATATCAATTTGTCTTAAGTTATCCAAAAAATAATAATTTTGCGCACGTACAAAAAAGTATTCAATAACTTGATAATAACTCAGAAACTTAAAACGTTCATTCATACTTAGACAGGCATCTGCGGATGAATGCGATGATCTCCTGAACCTGAGCGCTGCGTTTTGTGTAGATACAGTAGTCATCTACGAAACGGCAGCAGGACACGTCCGGAAACTGGTCATGTATTTGACTGTCGATCGTGCAAAGGATGATTTCGGATACGATTCTGGATAAGGCGTTTCCGACCAGAATGCCGTTGGTCTGATCGTAGTTCATGGCGCGGATATGCTTATCCACCTGATTTCCGGGCAGCGTCCGGTCATTTTTCTTTTTCTTTGCAGCGGAAATCCCGTGAATTGCCCAAGGGATGGTATGGGTGTAAATATTATCAAAGAAGGAATTGATATCCAGGCGAATTTCGTACCGGTTATCTTGATAGAGCAGTTCAATTTCCCGTTTGGTTTCCGCAATGCTGGAGGAGCGCTTCGCATATGGCTGACGGTCCTTTGGAGCACGATCCACTGGGGCTGTTAGGGAATATGGGCTTTTTTCAAAAATCGGTTTGAGGACGGGCTCCTGCTGAACGATGCAGTCTACAGCCTTGCAATAATGATAGGGGTTGGGGACTGCAAATTTCCTTCGGGCTGTTTCTGATTTATAACCGCTGTAAGTCAGGGGGATCGAGTATGCACGGTTCAGTTTGGAGGCTGCCTGAATGGCGTGCTGCGCATTTGCCGCCAAGTCATCAGAGTTAAAGCAAGGAGGCAGTTCAGCAGGAAAAAATTCATATTGCAGCAATCTTTTTGGGTCGAACATAAGAAAATCCTCCCGAAATAACTTCTCATTCAGTTTAGCACAGAGTGTGCGGAATGTGAAGTTCAAAAAACAGCGGAAGTGTACCGCTGCGGGAAGATCAAGTCTTTCTGTCGGATCGATTGGAGGATTCTGCCGGGACAGCGCGTGATTAGCCGCTGGGATGCCTGCGTGTGCGTTGCGGGGGGGCGGGGCATTGCGAAAAGCGGGACGGGTTTTTCAGAATCGGTTCCGGTGCGTAGGGTGAGGCGGGGCTCTTACAATAGAAGTATAGGGCCGGAAGAGACGACAGTACGGAACAAAGAGGACCTTTCCGGGACGGCGGGCCGGCGGGCATCGCCGCCGGGGTCGTAGCGATACCTATGGGTATCCGAGACTGTCTGCTCACCGGCCGCGCACAGGCCGTCACCGAAGAAAGTCATATAGGGCGGGGCCAAGGCTGCCGCCTGATCGCGGTGAAACGGGTGCGCGGCGGAACATTCCGGCCGGGTTTTGCGATCGAGGAGGTTTGCGTATTTGAAACAGGACTACATTTGCGCCGGGCCGCTGACGGAGGAAGCTCTGACCGGGGCGGTGTCGGACTTTTTGTACCGGGTCCGTCCCCACAGGGAGCGGCTGTGGGACTACTACGAGGGCCAGCAGCCCGTGCCAAAGGGCGAGGCCGTCCGGGGACGGCCCAACAATCTGCTGCGGGTGCCCTTCCCCCGCTACATCACGGAGGTGCAGACCGGGTATTTCCTCGGCGTACCCCCTACCCTTTCCTATGAGCGCCCGGAGGAGGGGCGGATTTATGCCGGTCTGCCCATGGATCACCTGCTCTTTGACATCGGCCGGGACATGAGCATCTGCGGCGAGGGCTTTGCGCTGGTGTGGCTGGAACAGTCCGGCGTGCGGGTGTGCCGGTGCGATCCCCTCACCTGCTTCGGCATCCGCAGCGGCGAGGCTGGGGAGCCGCTCCGCGCCGCCGTCCGGCTGTTCAAGCGCACGGACGACACCGTATGCGGGATGCTCTACGAGGAGGAGCGGGTCACGCCCTTCACATGGGACGGTCAGCAGGTGGCTCTGGGCACGCCGGAGGAAAATCTGCCGGGGCATCTGGCGCTGGTGCCCTTCAACAACAACTGCCAGACCTGCGGCGATTTCGAGATGGTGACGGGTCTGATGGACGCGTACAACCTGCTGCTCTCCGGGGCTATGGACGATATGCAGTCGGTGGCCAACGCCTTTCTTGCACTGTACGGCATGCAGGGAACGACCCAGGGGGACATCGACGAGGCCAACCGCACCCGCATCCTCTCTCTGGCGGAGGGAGGCCGTGCGGAATTCGTGGTGAAGAATCTGAACCACGAGGCCCTCGCCCAGCTGGAGAGCAATCTGCGCCGCAGCATTCTGGAACTGAGCATGACGCCGGATCTCTCCGACGAGCGCTTCGCCGGGAACGCCTCCGGCGTGGCGATGCAGTATAAGCTGTGGGGCATCGAGCAGGTGCGCCTGGCCAAGGAGCGCAGCTTTCTGGACGGCCTGCACCGGCTGCTGACGGCGCTTTCCGGCGGCTTTGCCTTGCTGGGGACGCCGGTGGCGCTGGAACAGGGGCAGGTCACGTTTTACAAGAATCTGCCGCAGGATCACACGGCGCTGGCGGGCACGCTGCTGTCCCTCTCTCCCCTGCTGTCCAAGCGCACCATTCTGGAACAGCTGCCGTGGGTGAAGGACGCGGAGGAGGAACTGCGGCGCAAGGCCGAGGAAACCATGGAGACGGAGGAGTAATATATGAACGAAGAAGAAAAGCAGGAACTGGAAACTCTGCGGGCGGAAAAGCTCCGCCGGGAGCAGGTGGAACGGGCCAGAGCCGCCTTGGAGCGGGGCGGCGTGCCCCAGTCCTTCGCGCCGCTGCTGGCGGGTGGCGACGACGGCGACACGGACCGCCGGACGGAGGAATTCCGCGCGGCGTATCAGGCATCTCTGGCGGAGGACGTAAAGAGCCGTCTGCCCGCCTCCGCACCGGTGGTGACGGCTCCCCTGCCCCAGCGCCCCAGACGGGGCATCCGGCGGCTGAGATAGGAGACGGGCTATGAATATTCAGGGAACGTATACGAACAAGGGCCTTGCGCTGACGGCGAAAACCGCCGCGGGGGCCTGCCTGCGGGTGACCCGTGTGGTGGGCGGCAGCGGACATACCCCGGACATCCCCAACGTCGCCCAACTGCCGGAGATCCGGCAGACGCTGGCGGTGGGCGAGGCCCGCTGCGCCGGAGACACCGCCGTTCTGCCCGTGACGCTGGCCGCGGTGGGATTGGAGGTCTCATACATGCTGACGGAGCTTGGCGTCTATGCGGAGGACCCCAATGAGGGGGAAATTCTGTACTGCGTCTACCGGCTGGACGAGCCGGTGACCATTCAGGCCGGGAGCGACACGGTGCTGCGGTTTTACCTGCGCCAGACCGTCAGCGAGGACGGCGGCGCAGCGGTGCTCTGCTCCCCTGCTGGTCTCATCACCGAAAGCGACTGCGCACCTGTGCGGAAGATGGTGCTGGCTACTGATGTGTCCTATCGCTGCGTCGCCATAGCCGCATCGGAGCTGCAGACCTATCTCAACGCTCTCCCTCGCCTGCTGACCGAGCACCATGTCATCACCCTCAGCGGAACAAATTCAAACATTGTTTATTTGAATGACTTCTACGGCTGCGGCAGTCTCACGTTCTGCGCGGATAATTTGGGAGACTGCGTGTTTACGCGGAGTTTTACGCTGAAAAACTGCAGTGCGCCGGTGATAATGGAGAAGCTGAAGTGGGAGCTTGGATCGAACATACCGTATGGTGAAAGCTGCGTCTTCTGTTCGACCAGCGAGGTCATGGCGCGGGAGTGTTCCTTTAACGGCTATGTGCCACCTGACGGGGAACAGGTTGGGCGTGCCGCAACGACAGTCAACCGCGGTTATTGTGAATTCTGGGATTGTAAATTCCATAATTTTGAAATGGTTATCAACTGTTATGGCGCCGGGCATGTCGACATAATCGAAACAAAAGTAGGGGGAGAATACGGCGGCAGCAAGTACGGCGTATATACCGAACTCAGTGGGGTGGCCATGCTTTCGGACAAGGTCCCAGCCACGATGGGCAGCGGCGGAAATGTAACGAATAACGGCGGCGTGATCATACAGGGCGGTAAATTTATATAAGGAGAAACGACATGATCTTGTATTTATACAAGCTTGGGACGAATACGCCCGCGCTGACCATCGAAGATGCGCGGAGTTACACGGCGGACAGCGTGACGGCCGAGGATGGGGCGGTATATAGGCCCCTTGCGGAGGACTATGAGTTGTCCGGCAAGGCGGACTGCTCGGAGACCCTGCGGGCCGACTACCGTGCGGCGCATCCGACACAGGAGATCCGGCTGGAGGAACTGGAGGAACTGGTGGCCGCGCTGCTATTCGGAGGTGAGGGCGAATGAGTACGGCTGTGGCGCTGCTGTGCCGTGTGGTGCGGCGCAGAGTGGAGCGGGGCGAGAATTTGGCCGAGATTTTGAAGGACTATCCGAAGCTGACGGCGGAGCAGAGGGCAGAGATCATCAAGGCACTGAGCAAGGGATAAAGGTGAAAAAAGCAAACGCGGCGCATCTCCTTTTTTCGGAGGTGCGCCGCTGTTTTGGGCGAGGGTCACAGAGTAAGGCGGTTTTATGGAATTTACGCTTCATTTTTTTTAAAAATGTGCTACACTAAGGTTGGAAAAGCCTTGATCCACTGACGATATATATGATGCAGCGCATCGGCCTCCATGGGGGCAGAATAGCGCGCGGGATTCAGATAAGGGAGAGAAATATGGTACTGAGTGAAGTGGGAAAGCCTGTCATTGAAGCGGTGTTGGCGGAAGCAAGCGCGGCGAAGCTGAAGGAACTGGCCAAGAATTACTATGTCAAGGGATATTCCAAGATGAACAAGCCCGCGCTGGTACAGGCGGTGAGCGCCGCCCTCCGGGAGCCGGGGCGCATGGAGGAGCTTCTCTACATCATCGACCAGCCGGCCTTCCTGCTGTTCAAACGGGCGGCAAAAAGCCGGGAGCCGGTGAAGGTGAAGAAGGCCCTGCCTGAGCAGTGTAGTCTGCTGGAGGATCTCGGATACCTTGTTAGCGATGCTTCTCAGGAGGATCTGGCCGTGACGGTTCCCACCGAGATCAGCGAGGTGTTTCACCAACTGGAACGGGAAGGCTACACGGAGAGAAAGGTGCGCTATGATCTGCTGGACAGCTATGCCATGGCCGCGGTCCATCTGTACGGCGCCATCAGCCAGCCGGATCTTGTGGACATCTTCAACCGACAGAACAGCCAACCCACCTCGGAGGAGGAGTTGTTCCCGGCGTTGCTCCGCCATGTGGCCGTGGGCGCGCCCTACTGCTTCTGGGAGGAGTATATTGTCTGCGGAGAGTTCGAGGAAAATGACTTTGAGGATGTGCGGGACCTGATGCGCCAATGCGGCGGCAAGCCCCGGTATATTCCGGAGAAGAGCGAGTTGCTGCGCTATGCCGACTGGAACTACTATGAGCGCACACCGCAGATGGACGCCCTGACCGCCTTTTTGATGAACGAGGGACATCAGTCCCGCCGGGACGCGGAGGAGATCGCCGGGGAGATTCAGTATGCCTGCGTTGTGGAGGCCGACATGGAGCAGATCTTCGATATTCTGAGCGACTATGACATGGAGCTTGACGGCAGCGCCGTCGAAGCCTTCGAGAAGGTGATGATGTCCGTCAAAAACAACACCCGGCTCTGGGCCAACAAGGGCTACACGCCAAACGAACTGGCCACGCTCTATTACCGGGGCGCGCAGAAAGCGGATGGAACCGGCAGAAAGAAGATAGGACGGAACGATCCCTGTCCCTGCGGCAGCGGAAAGAAGTTCAAGAAGTGCTGTGGACGGTGACGGAGACCGTCCTCTGATTGGAGAAATAGAACGTGAATAGGAATTCTTTTATCGAGCAACTAGAAAAAGAGAAGAAAAGCGCGCAGAACCTTAGCATTTTACATTGGATAGTGTTTGCTTTGATGCTTTTATATGTCATTTGCTACGAAGCAAGCTGGGTTAAGATTTCATCTGTGGCTTTGAAAATTATAAATGTTGTGGCACAGGCCATTGTCGCAGGCTATATATTTAACCTGCTTGTTGAAACCTTGCCGAAACAGGCCAAAAAACGGTCCATGAGGCCAATCGTTAAATATCAAAAAAACGAAATGGCCAAACATTTGGATGACCTGATGAAAGCCCTTCTGAAAGAAAACAAATGGAAGGAAAAGGATAATGCCGCGCTAAAAAGAGATTATGACATCGTTGCAAGCTCACGCCGTATCTGGACAGAAACTTGTGCGGGATTGTTTGAGGATGACAATGGATGTATCCTTTGTATGCCAATGACGCTGTACGTGATTGACCTTTTTATGCACAGAATTATTGATAAAATAGACACACTTATTGGCATGAGCAGTTACATTGATCTTGACTACATGGAGGAAATATGTTGGTTGACGGAATCGGAGCTGTTTAAAAGACTGCATATTTGTATTGGCCAACATGAGTCAGCAGACCTTGCCTCTAAAAATGGTAATACATATTTAGACAGTTTTTTCAACGATGAATTATCGGTTAGGCTGTTTGTGGCAGATAAAACCAACCGTATTTTTGTGGATGAGGTGCGAAAACTGATTGATGATGTTAGCGCCGGGCGGAATTAGCCATTCCGGGCCGGGCGGAAATCGCCAATTTTGGCCGGATGAAAATAGCTAATCATGATTTCATGAAATCCTTTACACTTAGAGGGTAGCCAGCCCTCGGTGAA